ATGCGGCGCTGGCGCTCTTGCCCGAATGGGCCACCGGTGAAGGCGGTATTCGCATCGGTACGCTGGATCCGGTGGAATTGAGCCGGATCGGCAATCCGTTCGAAGGCGCGGCAACGGCCGCCGGTGCTGCCGCCGCGGATGCCTTCTCGGCTGCGCTGGAACGCACCTATCTGGAACCACCTGACCTCGGGCTTGGCGCGATGGCCGACGATGCCCGCGCGCGCGCCGAGGGCTACCGCGAAGCGGCCGGGATGCTCGCTGATGCCGCCGGTCGTCCGCTCGCCAGCTGGCAGGCGCTGAAGGATGCCGTCACCGGCACGGGAGCCGAGGCGGAGGCCGCGCTTGCGGCTGCGGCTGGTGCGGCCGGTGCATTGGGCGAAGAACTCGACGATACCGGCGGGGCGGCAGGCCGCGCCGGTGCGGCGGGGCGACAGGCGGGGTCCGACAGCGCCGCCGGAGCCGAACAGGCCCTCGCTGGCTGGCAGGCTGTCACCGCCGCGCTTGCCGACTACGCCGCAAGGGCGCGCGAGATCGGCGAAGACATTGGCCAGGCGCTGGCCGGGGCCTTCGGGCGGGCCGAGAACGCGGTCGCCGACTTCGTGCGCAAGGGCAAGCTCGACTTCCGCGATCTGGTCACATCGATGATCGCCGATCTGGCCCGCCTCGCCGCGCGGCGCTTCATCCTCGGTCCGCTGGCGGGGCTCCTGTCGGGCGTGCTCGGCGGTGCAGGCGGCCTGTTCGCCTCGGTCCTGCACGCGGGCGGCATGGTCGGTGCTCCGGGTCCCGGCCGGATGGTCCCGGCATTGGCCTTCGCCAATGCCTCGCGCATGCATTCCGGCGGCTGGGCCGGTCTGCGCCCGGACGAGGTGCCTGCGATCCTGCAGCGTGGGGAGCGTGTGCTCTCCCGCCGCGAGGCGGCAGGTTACGGCGGGCGCGGCGGCGCGCCCTCCGTCAATGTCACCATCTTGACCCGCGACGCCGAGAGCTTCCGGCAGTCGCGGACGCAGGTCGCCAGCGACATCGCCCGCGCCGTGTCAATGGGCCGCCGTGGTCTCTGAGGATCCCGAAAATGGCGTTTCACGAGGTCCGGTTTCCGGACGCGATCAGCCGTGGCGCGCGCGGCGGCCCTGAGCGGCGCACGCAGATCGTCGAACTGGCCTCGGGCGCCGAGGAGCGCAACGCCAGTTGGGCCAACAGCCGCCGCCGCTATGACGTCGCCTACGGCATCCGCCGCGCCGACGATCTGGCGGCGGTCGTCGCCTTCTTCGAGGCGCGGAACGGCCGTCTCCACGGCTTCCGCTTCAAGGACTGGGCCGACTTCAAGTCCTGCCTGCCGTCGGGCACGCCCGCGCCGACCGATCAGCCCATCGGCACCGGCAACGGGGCGGCCACCCTGTTCCAGCTGACCAAGCGCTACACCTCGGGCGCGCAGTCGTGGACGCGGGCCATCACGAAACCCGTCACAGGAACCGTCACCATCGCGCTGAACGACACGCCCCAGGCCTCCGGCTGGTCGGTTTCCACGACCACCGGCCTCGTCACCTTCACCACGGCCCCCGCCGCAGGCGTCGCCATCACCGCAGGCTTCGAATTCGACGTCCCCGTCCGGTTCGACACCGACGCCCTCGACGTCACACTCGACCTCGAACGCCTTGGCTCGATCACCTCGATCCCTCTCGTGGAGATCCGCGCATGAACGAAGAAACCGGCTTCATCGCTGCGACATTGCGCGATCTGGCGGCCTCCACGGCGGTGATCCTCGCCGCCTGGGGTGCCTTGGGCGGGGCGACCAATGCCCTGACGACCCGGATGCGCCTGCGCGATGCGCTGCGACACATCCTGCTCGGCGGTCTGATCGCGGCGGGCATGGGGAGCCTCTCGATGGCGATCGTCACCGCCTGGCTCTCCCTGCCGCCGCAGGCGATCCCCGCGGGTGGGGCGGCAGGCTCGGCCGCCTATCTCGTGGGCGTCTTCGGCCCCGCCTTCATCGAACTCGTCCTCGCCCGGCTGCGCGCAGCGAAGGGAGGGCCGGAGAATGAATGACCTTCTCCGCCTTGCGCGCGCCCTTCGCTGCGATGCAACCGATCCCGGTCAGGCGTTCAGCCACCGCCTCCGCATCGGCCTCGCCATCGCCGCGCTGATCCTCGTCCTCTCGCTCCTCAGGTAATCCCATGCACACGACAGACCGGGGCCTTCTGGCCCTCGTCCGGCACGAAGGCGTCGTGCCCGGACCCTATCTCGATGTCAAAAACGTCTGGACATTCGGCATCGGCCATACAGCTGCGGCAGGGCCTCCCGATCCGGCACGGATGCCGCGCGGCATGCCCGCCGATCTCGATGCCGGGATCCGCGAGGCCTTCCGGCTGTTCCGTTCAGACCTTGCCGCCTACGAGACCGAGGTGCGCCGCGCGGTCAAGGTGCCGCTGGAACCCCACGAGTTCGATGCGCTGGTGTCCTTCCATTACAACACCGGCGCCATTGCCCGGGCGACGCTGACCAAGGCGCTCAACGCTGCCAATCGCGTTGCAGCCGCCGACGCGCTTCTTAACTGGCGGCGGCCGGCCTCGATCATCCCGCGCCGCGAGGCCGAGCGCGACCTCTTTCGCCACGGCCGCTATCCCGGCGGCACAATCCCGGTCTGGGCCGTGGACCGCGGCGGCCGCGTCGATTTCTCGCGGCCGATCCGGCGGCTGACCGAGGCCGAGGCGCTGGACCTGCTGCGCCCGCAGCCTGCGTCCCCGGCGCCTGCCGCCCCGCAACAACCCGCCACCGCGCCCGGCTGGTGGCAGCGGCTCGCCAGCTTTTTCACCGGAAAGGAAACGACATGAACTGGACCTTCGCCCGTGGCCTCGTCTATCTCGCCTGCCTCGCGGCCTCCGGCCTCGCCATGGCAGGGCTGGCGGATTTCGACCTGGCGACGGGAACCTTCGATCTCAGGCCCATCAACCTCTACGCCCTGACCGGCACAGCCGGAGGCGTGGTTTCCTCGGCGCTGGCCTCGATCGCGCTCTGGCGCGGCTGGGGGCGGAAGTGAAAGCCCTCCCGCCCGCGCTGCAGGCCCATCTCGACGAGGGGACAACGACCCTCGCCTGGTGCTGGCGGATCACCCGTGCCGATGGCGTCACCTTTGGCTTCACCGACCACGACCAAACCCTCACCTTCGACGGGACCGAGTTCGAGCCGGAAAGCGGGCTGACGGCGTCCGAAGTCCGATCCGGCTCCGATCTGTCCGTGGACGCGCAGGACGCGCAAGGCGTGCTGACCTCCGACCGGATCACCGAGACCGACATCCTCGACGGCCGATGGGACAACGCGGCGGTCGAGGTCTGGCGCGTGAACTGGTCAGCACCGGCGCAGCGCGTGCTGCTGCGGCGCGGGGCCATCGGCCAGATCCGGCGCGGGCGGCTGGCCTTCGTCGCCGAGGTGCGGTCGCTGGCCCATGTCCTTGGCCAGACGGTCGGACGGACGTTTCAGGCCAGTTGCGACGCCGCGCTGGGCGATGCGCGCTGCGGCGTGAACCTCGAGGCCCCGGCCTTCAAGGCCACCGGCGCGGTGATCGATGTGCTGCGGGATCGGGCCTTTACTGCTTCCGGCCTCAGTGCCTACGCAGCAGGCTGGTTCGCCTTCGGTCTGGTGGAATGGTCGACCGGCGCGAATGCCGGGCGGCGGGTCGAGGTGCTGTCGCAAGACCTCGTCGATGGCGTCGCCATACTGACCCTGCTGGAAGCCCCGGTGCGCCGGATCGCGGCGACGGATACCTTCGTGGTCCGGGCGGGCTGCGACAAGCGCCTCGCCACCTGCGGCGCGAAGTTCGCCAATGTCGCGAACTTCCGAGGTTTCCCACACATCCCGGGCCAGGACGCAGTCCTGCGATACGCCACCAAGGATGGCGGCCATGAGGGGGCGGTGCTGTGATCGTGCCCGTCCCGACGGCCGATCCTGCCTGCGTCATCGCCGTCGCGCGGTCATGGCTCGGCACGCCCTACCACGACCAAGCCAGCCTGCGCGGGGTCGGCTGCGACTGCCTCGGCCTCGCGCGTGGCATCTGGCGCGAGGTGGTGGGAGCGGAGCCGTTCCCGATCCCGCCCTATAGTCGCGACTGGGGCGAGAGCGGACCGCACGAGGTGCTGGCCGAAGGCGCGCGGCGCATGATGGTCGAGATCGCGCCAATTGAGGCAGGGCCCGGTGCGCTGGTGCTGTTCCGCATGGATAGCCGCTCCATCGCCAAGCATGTCGGGATCCTCACCGGCCCGGACACCTTTCTCCACGCCTATGAACGCCTCGGCGTAATCGAGGAGCCGCTGACCTTTACCTGGCGGCGGCGCATCGCTTTCGCCTTCCACTTCCCTGCACGCTGAGATTTCCCCATGGCCACGCTTGTCCTTGGCGCTGTCGGTTCCGCCATCGGTGGGGCCTTTGGCGGCGCGATCCTCGGCTTTTCAGGGGCCGCCATCGGCGGTTTCATCGGCTCCACCATCGGATCGGTGGTCGACAGCTGGATCGTATCGTCGCTGGCGCCTGCTCAGAAGATCAAGGGCCAGCGGCTGGATTCCCTGCGCATCACCTCCGCGACCGAGGGGGCGGTGATCCCGCGCCTCTACGGCCGAATCCGCATCGGCGGCAACATCATCTGGGCGACCGATTTCCGCGAGGAGACCAGGACCACCACGCAGGGCGGCGGCAAGGGTGGTGGAGGCGGCAAGGTCAAGACGACCGAGTATCTGTACTTTGCCAGCTTCGCCGTGGCGCTTTGTGAGGGCCCGATCACCGGAATCGGCCGCATCTGGGCCGATGGCAAGCCGATGGACCTCTCCGGCGTCACTTGGCGCTGGTACCCCGGCGACGAAGCTCAGTCTGCCGATCCCTTCATCGCCGCGAAGATGGGCGCGGCCAACACCCCGGCCTATCGGGGCACGGCCTATGTCGTCTTCGAGGAACTGGCGCTCTCGACCTATGGCAACCGGCTGCCGCAGCTTTCCTTCGAGGTGTTCCGCCCGCTCGCGGATCCCGACACCGCCGAGGGGTTGGTCAGGGCCGTCACCATGATCCCGGCATCGGGCGAGTTCACCTATGCCACGGAGGCTGTCCGAAAGACCGTCGGCGCCACGACCACGATCTTCGGCCAGACCACCGGCGGGACAACCTCGGCCGAGAACCTGAACGCGCTGCCCGATGAGGCCGACATCGTCGTGGCCCTCGATCGGCTGCAGGCCATGGCCCCGGCCGTCGAAAGCGTGAGCCTCGTGGTTGCCTGGTTCGGGAACGACCTGAGGGCGGGCAACTGCACCATCAAGCCGGGCGTGGAGGTGGCGACCAAGGCCACCAGCCCGAAGGTCTGGACGGTCAACGGCGTAGCACGGGCGAATGCGCATCTCGTCAGCCGCGATGCCGAAGATCGCCCGGTCTATGGCGGCACGCCTGCGGATTTCGCGGTGGTGCAGGCGATCCGCGAGATGAAGGCGCGCGGGCTCCGCGTCACCTTCTATCCCTTCCTCCTGATGGACGTCCCGCCCGGCAATACGCTGCCGAACCCATACAGCGCGAATGCCGCGACGCCGGGCCAGCCGTCCTTTCCCTGGCGTGGGCGGATCACCTGCTCCCCGGCAGCAGGCTATGTCGGGACCGCGGACAAGACCGCCGCCGCCGCGACGCAAGTCTCCAGCTTCTTCGGCGCAGCCACCCCGGCGCAGTTCGCGGTGTCGGGCGACAGCGTCAGCTGGACCGGCCCCGCCAATGACTGGGGCCTGCGCCGGATGATCCTGCACTACGCCCATCTCTGCGCGGTGGCAGGCGGGGTCGATGCCTTCCTGATCGGGACCGAGATGCGCGGCCTGACCACGATCCGCTCCAGCGCCAGCACCTATCCGGCGGTGACCGCCTTCAAGGCGCTGGCGGCGGACGTGAAGTCGGTCCTCGGGCCGGGCACAAAGGTGGGCTATGCTTCCGACTGGTCGGAATACTTCGGCCACCATCCGCAGGACGGCAGCGGCGATGTGTACTTCCACCTCGACCCGCTGTGGTCGGACGCCAACATCGATTTCATCGGCATCGACAACTACATGCCGCTGTCCGACTGGCGCGACGGTTTCGAACATGCTGATGCGCAGCAAGGCTGGCACTCGATCCATGACCGGGGCTATCTGCAGGCCAACATCGCCGGTGGCGAAGGCTTCGACTGGTTCTATGCCAGCGCCGCCGACCGGTCGGCGCAAAACCGCACGCCCATCACGGACGGCTCCGCGGGCAAGCCCTGGGTGTTCCGCTACAAGGACATCCGAGCCTGGTGGTCGAACCAGCATTTCGACCGACCGGGCGGGGTGGAGAGCGGCTCGCCCACCGCATGGGTGCCGCAGTCCAAGCCCGTCTGGTTCACCGAACTCGGCTGCCCGGCCATCGACCGGGGCACGAACCAGCCGAATGTCTTCTTCGACCCGAAGTCGTCGGAGAGCTTCACGCCGCATTTCTCGCGGGGCTGGCGCGATGATGCGATCCAGCGCGCCTATCTGGAGGCGACCTATCTCTGGTGGGGCGAGGCCGCGAACAACCCGGTGTCATCGATCTATGGCGGCCGGATGGTGCATGTCCCCGAATGTGCCGCCTGGACCTGGGATGCACGCCCCTATCCCTTCTTTCCGGAACTGACCGGGATCTGGACGGACGGGCCCAACTGGCGGCTTGGCCATTGGCTGACCGGACGGCTCGGCGCTGTGTCGCTCGCGGCGCTCGTGCGCCACCTCTGCCTGCGCGCCGGGCTGGCGGAAAGCCTGATCGACGTCTCCGGCCTCTGGGGCGCGGTCGAGGGCTATGTGATCGGCGCGCTGGAAAGCCCCCGTGCCTCGATTTCCACGCTGGCCCGGCACTTCGGGTTCGATGCCATCGAGACCGAAGGCGTGATCCGTTTCGTGATGCGCGGCCGCGCCTCAGTCGCCACGCTGGCCATCGACGATCTCGTCGCCAGCCGTGAAGGAGAAGTGCTGGAACTGGTCCGCGCGCAGGAAACGGAACTGCCCCAAGCCCTGAAGTGGCAGGTCGCGCGGGCGGATGAGGACTATGACGCTGCGCTGGTCGAAGCCCGCCGCATCACCGTCGACACCACCCGCATCGCCTCCGAGTCCTTCCCCATGGCGATCCCGCCCGAGGAGGCCGAACGCCGCTGCCGCCGCGCGCTGATGGAGGCCTGGATCGGCCGGGAAAGCGCCACCTTCCGCCTGCCGCCCTCCCGGTTGGCGCTGGACCCGGCCGACGTCATCCGGCTCGCCCACGACGGTCGGGAAGTCGAGTTCCGCCTCGTCTCGGTCGCCGATGCCGAAGCGCGCGGGATCGAGGCCGTCCGTCAGGACCGCGCCGCCTACGATCTGCCGCCCGCCGATCCGCGCCCGGCCTCGCTCACCAGCCCGGTCGTCTTCGGCACGCCCGAGGTGGTGCTGCTGGACCTGCCGCAGATCAGCGAGGACCTACCCGCGCATCGCCCCCTGATCGCCGCCCATGCCAGCCCCTGGCCGGGCGAGATCGCCGTGTTCCGCAGTGCGTCCACGGATGGCTTCACGTTGCTGACGACCTTCGGCAGTCGGGCGCGGATCGGCACGCTGGCCTTCGACCTGTATCCCGGCCCCACCTCGCGCTTCGATCTCGGCAACGCTCTCGTGGTCGATCTGCTGTCCGGAACGCTGGAAAGCGTGACAGACATCGCGCTGTTCGGCGGCGCGAATGCGCTGGCGGTCGAGGTCGCCGCTGGCGAATGGGAGATCGTCCAGGCTGGTCAGGCCGAACTGATCGCCCCCGGTCGCTACCGCCTGACCCGCCTCCTGCGCGGCCAGCGCGGGACGGAGCATGCCATGGGCAACCCGGCACCGGCTGGAGCGCGGGTGGTCGTGGTGGACACTGCGCTCGCCGCGCTGCCCATCTTCGAGGCTGACCTTGGACTGCCTTGGAATTGGCGAGTTGGCCCGGCCGCCCGCGCCGTCAGCGACGACAGCTACGCCGCGCTGGGCTTCACGCCGACCGGGCGGGGTCTTGTCCCCTTCGCGCCGGTCCATGTCGAACAGCCATGGCGGACGGCCCGCAGCCCGGGCGATCTCACCATCCGCTGGACGCGCCGATCCCGCGCGCTGGTCGCCGATGCCTGGGAACAGGTCGAAGTGCCGCTGGCTGAGGACCTGGAATCCTACGACGTCCAGATCCTCGATGGCGCGGTAGTCAAGCGCACGCTGACAAGTTCCACGACCTTGGCTCTCTACACGGCCGCGCATCAGACCGCCGACTGGGGCGCGCCGCTCGGGCCCGGCCAGACACTGGCGATCCGCATCTTCCAGCTCTCGAACCGCCTCGGCCGCGGCACGCTCGCCGCGGTCACGTTGCAATTCTGATCCCAACCCACGGTAACCCCCATGTCCGACACCACAACGCACCTTGGGCTGCCGTATCTTCTGGCCGCCCAAGCGCAGAAGCATGTCACGCACAACGAAGCCTTGCGCCTGCTCGATGCCATGGTGCAGCTCTCGGTCCTCGACCGCACGCGGACTGCGCCCCCGGCCAGCCCGGCCGACGGGAACCGCCATCTGGTGGCCTCGGGCGCCACCGGCCTCTGGTCCGGGTGGGATCTGAACATCGCCTTCTGGATCGACGGCGCGTGGATCCGGCTGGTGCCGCGCACCGGCTGGCTGGTCTGGGTTGCTGCGGAGGGCATCTTCCTCGTCTGGACCGGCAGCGCCTGGGAGGTCGTGGGAGAGCCGCGCAACGTGTCGGATGCGGTCTTCAGCCTGGTGAATGACGCGGACCCGACGAAGAAGGCCACCTTCTCGCTGGCAGGCATCAGCGCAGGCACCACCCGCAACTTCACCCTGCCGAACACCTCGTCCGAACTGGCGATCCTCGCGGGCACGCAGACCTTCACCGGCAGCAAGACCTTCTCGGGGACGCTGACGGCGTCCGGGACCGTCACCGTCTCGGCGGCCAGCGCCAGTATCGGCACGGCGACGACGACCGCCACCTATGGCATGGGCACCGGCGCCACGACCACCGGCGTCACCAAGACCGTGAACCTCGGCACGGGCGGCGCGTCCGGGTCGACGACCGTCGTGAACATCGGCTCCGCGACGGCCGGGGCGGGAGGCACGACGGTGGTGAACACGCCCACCGTGACTTTCGCCAATACGGTCACGCAGGTCGGCATGCCGCAGGCCAACCTGACCGCGCAGCTGCTCGGCCTCGGCGGGGCGACGGCCGACAGCTACAACCGGCTGTCCGTCAACACTCCGGCGGTGCTTCTGAACAACGCAGGCGCAGGGATCGAAGCGACGGTGAACAAGGCCACCCCGGCGAACGACGCCGCCTTCGCCTTCAAGACCGGCTTCTCCGCCCGCGCGCTGATCGGTCTCATGGGCAGCGACGATTTCAGCTTCAAGGTCAGCCCGGATGGCTCGGCCTTCTTCGACGCGATCCGTATCGACCGCGCGAGCGGCCAGGTGGAACTGCCGCAGCCGACAGTCCTGCCAGGGCTGGCGGCCGCGCCGTCACCTCCGCCCGCAGGCAAGGCCTCGGTCTACGCCCGCAACCGCGCCGGAGCGCCATGGATCGACGTGATGCGACCCTCGGGGCGGGATTTCCCGCTGCAGCCGCATTTCGGGGTGAACCGGATCGCCAACTGGTCGCCCTCGACCGGCACCACGATCACGACCGAAGGCTTGCCGATCACCTCGGTCGGCACCGTTTCGCACCCGACGCTGGCCGCCACGAACCTGGCCGCCAGCATGCGCCGTTGGCGGCTGACCTCGGCGGCTGCCGTGGATTCGGTGGCCGACCAGCGCTCCGCAGGCTGGGCCTGCTGGCGCGGCAACGCGGCGGGCTTGGGCGGCTGGACCTTCGTGACGCGGATTTCGCTCACGACGCTGCAAGCCACGGGCATGGGCTTCTTCGGCCTCTATGGCTCGACCGCCGCGCTGGCCACCACGCTCACGCTGGCCGCCGTCGTCAACTGCATCGGCATCGGCTTTCAGCGCGGCACCCATGCCAACTGGCAGCTGGTCGCCAATGACGGCACCGGCGCACCGACCTTGACTGACCTCGGGGCGGCTTTCGCCATCGCGACCGGCGGCGTGCTGACCCTGTTCATCGCAGCGCGGCCGAACGGTTCGTCGGTGTGGGTCCGTGTGGTCGACGAGGTCTCCGGCGCCATCTTCGAACAGGAGATCACCGCCGACCTGCCCGCCGCGACGCAGTTCCTGTCGCCGCGGCTGTTCCTGAATACCGGAGCGACCGCTGCCGCCGTCGCCTACGACTGCGCCGGGGTCTACCTGGAAACCGACTTCTGAACTGCGGGATCGCAGCCTTCCGGGAGACCTCGTGCGGGTGCACGGCTTGCGGGGTGGGCGGGCACATCCTTTTGCCCGCGCCTTCGCGGACCGGGCGACGGCGGTGCAGGAACCGCAACTCAAGAGCACGACCGACGATCTGCGCGGGAGGGTCCGCGACACCTTCGGCACCGCCTGGTGGCTGGCCGCGCAATGATCCCGGCGCGGCGCGCCGGCCCTGAAGGGTCGTGCATCGCACGCTTTCGGGGCCGCAGGTGCCGCCACCGTCGGCGCGGCCGTGGTGGCGGTGCTGGGCCTGATCCTCGCCGCAGCGGCCATCCTGCTGTTCCTGTTCAACTTGCGCTGTGCCGGTGAACGCGCTGGGCGCGACTCCGAACGGGTTGAAGCCGGAGAGAGAAACGATGCTATCCACCGCCAGATGGGCACCTCGAAAAATTGCGCTGACCGTGCCGCTGCGATAGGAAGCGGGGGGCATTCGGCTGCTGGAGCGTGACGATGGCGCAGATGGGTTTCTTTGATCTTTCAGACCGCTATGCGAGCCTGGATGCCCAGAAGGACCCCTTGGTCGAGATCGACGCCATCGTCTCTTGGGAGGAATTCCGCCCGGCGCTGGAGCAGGTCTGGCGCAAGCCCGAGGCGGAGCGCAAGTCGCGGGCCGGACGCAAGCCGATGGACGCGGTGGTGATGTTCAAGACGCTCTTGCTGGGCGCGCTCTACAACCTTTCCGACGATCAGATCGAATACCAGGTGCGCGACCGGCTCTCGTTCATGCGGTTCCTCGGTCTGGGGCTTGAGGACCGGGTGCCCGATGCCAAGACCGTCTGGCTTTACCGCGAGGGGCTGGCGCAGGCGGGCCTGGTCGATGCGCTGTTCAAGCAGTTCGACGGCTATCTGGCGCGGCAGGGATACATCGCCCGGGGCGGGCAGATCCTGGATGCCTCCATCGTGCCTGTGCCGAAGAACCACAACACGCGCGAGGAGAACAAGGCGATCAAGAACGGCGAGGTGCCGGAGGGCTAGGCCGACAAGCCGGCCAAGCGCAGCCAGAAAGATTTTGATGCGCGCTGGACGAAGAAGCATGGCAAGAGCCACTATGGCTACAAGAACCACGTGAACGTGGACCGCCGGCACAAGCTGATCCGGCGGTATCACGTCAGCGACGCGGCGCTGCACGACAGCCAGGCGGTGGATCACCTGCTGATGCGGGGCAACACCGGTGCGGGGGTCTGGGCCGATCCGGCCTATCGGTCCGAGGAGATGGAGGCCAGGCTGCGCGCCCGAGGGCTGAAGAGCCGCATCCACCGCAAGGGCCAGCGCGGAAAGCCGCTGACCGAACAGGGCAAGGCCAGCAATCGGACCAAGTCCGCCGTGCGCGCCCGGGTCGAGCATGTCTTCGGTGCGCAGACCAACGACATGGGGGGCACGCTGGTGCGCACTATCGGCCTGATCCGCGCCAAGGCCAAGATCGGGATGAAGAACCTCGCCTACAACATGCGCCGCCTGGGCCAGCTTCGCCGCCTGAACCCTTGCCCGACGTGATCCGGGCCGTGGACTTCAGGCCGAAGGGGCCGAAACCCGCCATGACCGGGCGAAACGGTCGCTGAATACGCTGCCAAACATCCCAGCAAGCCGCTTCTCGCAGGATTCAGGCCACCAAACCGGCCCTGAACTGCGGAAAACGACGAAAAATCGAGGTGCCCAGATGCTCGACACCGCCGCCCGCAGCCTTCATGATCGCGGTGCTCTGGCTGACCCGGCTGCGCGACGGGCGATTCTGAGACCCTTCCGCCGCGCTCGCCGGTGTTTGAGTACAGCGTTGACGATCAGACGCGCCGACGCCGAGGTTGAAGCGCTGACTGAAGGCGCGGTCATCGTGCGGATGCTCGGCGACTATGCCGTTCCGCGCGATCAGGCGCGGCCGTGCCAGCGGTGTCGCTATCCCAAGCGCTGACATAGACCTGAGCTTCCTGCAGTTCCCCTCTTGCGACGAAGAGGTGCTCCAGGTCATCCTGGGCGACGGGTTCCACCGTTCGCTGGGCGCTTGATGCAGATTTCCTCGATCCTCGATTACATCGACAATGGCCACATGGCGCTTCCGGAGTTCCAGCGTGGATATGTCTGGGGACGCGAGCAGGTGCGAGGGCTTTTCCAATCGCTGTATCGCGGGCATCCGGTCGGGAGCCTTCTGGTGTGGGCAACGGACGCGTCCACGGCCAGGCATCGCGGCGACGGCAAGCTTGCCCCAGGGGTCGTCAAGCTCCTCCTGGACGGCCAACAGCGCATCACTTCCCTCTATGGCGTGATCCGGGGCAAACCTCCGCGCTTTTTCGATGGAAACGCGAAAGCGTTCACGGACCTGAGGTTCAACCTCGCAACCGAGGACTTCGCGTTCTTCCAGCCGATCAAGATGCGGGACGATCCGCTCTGGATCGACGTGACCGAAGTCATGCAAAAGGGCAATGCGGGCATTGGCGCGTTTCTGACCGCGCTCAGCCAGAACCCGGAAAATCTGCCGAAGATCGCTGAGTATGTCGGCCGCCTGAACCAGCTTCTCGGGATCCGGGACAAGGCGTTCCACATCGAGGAGGTCACGGGTGCCGACAAGACCCTCGATGTGGTGGTCGACATCTTCAACAGGGTGAACAGCGGCGGAACCAAACTGTCGAAGGGCGATCTGGCGCTCGCCAAGATTTGCGCAGACTGGCCCGAAGCGCGCGACACGATGAAAGCCAGCATCGCGCGCTGGCGCTCGGAGGGCTACGACTTCACCCTCGATTGGCTGTTGCGCTCGGTGAACACGGTCCTGACGGGCGAGGCAAAGTTCCTCTATCTCCACTCGCAGAGTGCGGATGAGATCGCCAGCGCGCTGACGCGCGCGGTCAAGCACATCGACACGATACTGAACATGATCGGCGGGCGGCTGGGCCTCGACCACGACCGCGTGCTGTTTTCCAAATTCGCCGTGCCGGTCATGGTCCGCTATCTGGACAGCCAGGGCGGCCACCTCGACGCGAAGACGCGCGACAAGCTGCTGTTCTGGTTCGTCCAGACCGGGATGTGGGGGCGCTTTTCCGGGTCGGTCGAAAGCGTCATGGACAAGGACCTCGGGATCCTCGAGCAGAGCGGCGGGGATCTGGACAAGCTGATCGGCGAACTGCGTCTGTCACAGGGCGGTCTGCGAGTCGAACCCGGTCATTTCCATTCGTGGAGTGTCGGCGCGCGGTTCTATCCGGTGCTATATATGCTCACACGCATGACCGAAGCCCGGGATTGGGGCACTGGCCTGCCGTTGAAGAACAACCTTCTTGGCAGGATGAGCCGTCTCGAAGTCCACCATATCTTCCCACGCGCGCGCCTGTACGAGGCGAACTACGCCCGGTCCGAAGTGAACGCCCTCGCGAATTTCTGCTTCCTGACGAAGGACACGAACCTCGCAATCTCGGACCGCCGACCCGAGGATTACTTCCCCGAGATCGAGGCCGCACACCCCGGCGCGCTGCGTTCGCAGTGGATCCCCGATGACCCGGCGCTTTGGCGGATCGAGAACTACCGCGACTTCATGGAAGCTCGCAAAGCGTTGCTGGCCGAAGCCACGAACGCGTGCCTCGCATCCCTGCTGCACGACGACACGTCATGGCTTGATGGTTCTCGGGCAGCCAGGATCACGGATCGGGTGCTTCTCGGCGGCATCGCGAGCGAAGATGAAGCTAAAGAACTGGAGACGCTGAACGAATGGGTGGCGGCTCAGGGGCTTGCGCACGGACAGATGGCCTATGACTTCGTCGACCCGGAGACGGGAGAACAGCGCGCGATCTTCGATCTGGTCTGGCCAAACGGTGTGCAGGAAGAACTGACGGAACCGGTGGCGGTCCTGCTCGGCGAAAGCGCGGAGCTGATCTCGATGGCCAGCGCCGCGGGGTTCCGGTGCTTCACATCGACAGCTGCGTTCAAGACCTACGTCGAGGGGCTCAATGCGCCGAACACCGACCTTGCGGCAGAGTAGCGACATGGGACGGAAGGCTGCGGGCACCGCTTTTCAGGGGGCCTCGTCAAACGTTGACCAGGTGTTGACAAGAATTTGGAACGACAAAAGCCGAGCGTTACGCTCGGCTTTTAAGTCTTTGATAAGACAGGGAAATCTGGTTGCGGGGGCAGGATTTGAACCTGCGGCCTTCAGGTTATGAGCCTGACGAGCTACCGGGCTGCTCCACCCCGCGGGAGGTTTTGTGTGTGTGTGTGTGTGTGTGT